CCACCGGCACACACAGAAAGAAACCAAGAAAAGACATATAGAGATGTTTCCTTGATGGGTTTTATTACAGATAAGTCAATTCAACGTGAACTACAACAGCATTTTGATGATACATATCATAAAGATATTTTAGATAGTCCAATTCCAGTTGCATTAGGAAAAAGAATTATAGCAATAAGTCTTATAACTTTCTCAGGCAATACACCTTGGCACCGTGAAGGATTCTGTGATAAACGTTTTTCAAGAGAAGATGAACAAACATGGCACACTAATATGCCACGTACAAGACATAATTTTGCAATAAATTATCCTTTGTATACAAAAAATGCAGGTGATACCAAAGTAGAGTTTGCAAAAATGTCAGACAACATTATACAAATAGAAAAAGAATTGACACAAAACATGCTTAACAATAAAAGCACCCATGAAGAAAAAGATGGCGTAAAGATTTCAGTAGCATTAGATCAAATTTCAGATGAACAAAAATGGAAAAATGATATAAATATTGTGGGTACAAAATATAAATATGATAATCCTTATATAATAAATTTATCATCTTATCATAAAGTTACTACTACAGGTGCTACAAGATTAAGTTTACGATATATGGCTAGTCCAACTTACAGATGGAAAGATATAGAAAAATTATATAATGCAGGAGAACTAATTAAGAATGCTTAAAGAAACAGTAACTTGGGTCCATCACTGGACTGATAAAACATTTAGTTTTAAAACAACAAGAAGTAAAACATTTAGATTCATCAATGGTGAGTTTGCTATGATAGGTCTAACAATTGATGATAAACCTTTAGTTAGAGCATATAGTATTGCTAGTGCAAATTACGATGACCACTTAGAGTTTTTAAGTATCAAAGTGCCAGACGGCCCCCTTACAAGCCGTCTACAGCATTTAAAAGTTGGAGATGAAGTTTTAGTAATGCCTAAATGTACAGGCACATTGACAATTGATAATTTAACTCCAGCAGATAATTTATATTTGTTAGCAACTGGAACAGGACTTGCTCCATTTATGAGTATTATCAGAGATCCAGCAACATATGAAAAATTTAAAAATGTCATACTGTGTCATACCACAAGAACACATGAAGAACATGCATACAGTAATGTAATAACAGAAATTGCATCACACTTTCCTTTAAAATATTATGACACTTGCACACAAGAAGAATATAAAAGAGAAGGCAGGATATGGGAACATATTTATAATATCACTGATAACGGTTTTAATAAAAACACAGATAGAATTATGGTATGTGGAGGGCCAGACATGAACTACCAAGCAAGAGAATTTTTTGAAGAAATAGGATTTGTAGAAGGCAACCTTGGAGAAGCCGGAGACTTTGTATTAGAAAGAGCATTTGTTGACTGATAAATATTACAATGCAAAGCAGAGAAAATCATAATACCTTTGATCATTCTTTATATCAAGAACACCACCACCAAAAAGATTTAATAAATCCTTTTAAAAATTTTCCTATACAGCACACTCCTGTAAATTTTTTATTGTTTACTGATTCTCCTCAATGGGGGAATACTTATAATTCTATGCTTAAAAGAGATACATGGAAGACCGGTGATTTAGATCATGTACAATACTCATCAAGTAGGTACATGGGCTCATACAAGGTAGCACATGAGGCTAGACAGCATGGATTTAGTGTACAAGTAGTAGACTTTCACAGTTTTTTAGATAGAAAAACACTAAAACAGATAATAAAAAAATTTGTTGGTGATGAGACATTACTAATTGGTGTTAGTAACACGTTCAGAAATTTCCCTCAATTAAATTATAAATCGTCTATTTGTAATTTTGATCCATATGAGGATTATACACAAGAAGAATTAAACGAATGGCATCAGTTACAAAATCATAATAGATTTTTTTCTCTAGGCGGCCCAACAGATAGAGATATCAAACAATTAGTACAAAAAATAAATCCTAAGACTAAATTTATAATGGGTGGTGCTAATACAAGTCCTAATCAGGAAACAGCAAAAGGCGAAGAACTTATAGATTATATAAATTTAGGGTTTGGTGATGTAACTGTTCCTGAATTATTACAACAATTAAAAAAAGATAGTGTAGATTCTACACACTATCCTACTAATAAAGATAAAATTTTTACACTAATGGATGCAAAAAGTCGCTTAGATATAGAAAACTCTACAATGACATGGCAACCAGAAGATCATGTAATTGATGGAGAGTTATTACCATTAGAAGTTGCACGTGGTTGTATATTTAAATGTAGATTTTGTAGTTTTGCACTTAACGGTAAGCAAAAAAACGAGTCATTGCGTAGTATACATTGCATAGAAAAAGAACTTATAGACAATTATGAAAAATATGGTGTAACTGATTATTGGTTGACAGATGATACATTTAACGATGACCATGATAAAGTTATTGCATGGTATGAAATGAGTCAACGACTACCTTTTAAATTAAAATGGAGTGCATTTATTAGATGGGATTTGGTTTATGCTAATAGAAAACATGATATACCACAAGCCAAACTTTTAGCAGACAGTGGTGCTACATTATTACATATAGGTATAGAATCAACTAACCCTGATAGTGCAAAAGATGTTGGTAAGGGGTGGGATCCAATGCAACAATTTGAGTTTTTGAGGGAAATGAAACAAACTTTAATGAAAGATGTGCATTTTTTAAGTGGATTCATTGCAGGTTTACCGAGCGATACACCTAAGACATTAAAAGATATGTCAAACTACTTATCTTCGAAGCAAGATGTTCTTGTAACTGCCTTGATGAGTCCTTTATTCATTAGAAAAATTGGAGATAATACAGACCACTTTACAGAATTAAGCGAAAGTGATTTTAGTAAGAATTGGAAAGAGTGGGGGTACGAACCAACTACTGTAGATATGAGAGGACAACCTATTCCAGAAGAGTTTATTAAAATGACTGAAAATATTATTCTTTGGAAAAACAAATCTGGTTTAACAATGTATGATGCTTGGAAGTATGTACAGAGATATGAATCAAGAATGGTGAGTTTAGGAAAACAAAAAGTTGGTGCTTTGTTTTATGCACACGGTTTGCCATATAAAGACCCTAGATTACATGCAAAGCAAACAGATTATAACATAACAAATCAAAACATCTGGAATTTTAAAGAGTATGCAAAAATAAATCAGTATTTTTACAAACTCTTTACCTTTAATCAACCACACTACAAGTAAATTAAGTTAAATATCAGCATGGAACTACCACACCAAGAACCAATTAAACTGTTGGGCGAAGTAAAATACTTTGATTCAGATACTATCGAGTCAGAGTATGTTATTCCTGAAGACCATCCAGTACTAGAAGGCCACTTCCCTCACATTAAAATATGGCCAGGAGTATATCTCATTGAAGGCATGAACCAATGTGCTGGCCAACATGCTCTTAAAATGGCCATGAAAGATGTAGGCAAGGTAAATCACGAAGATTATGTTACCTTTGTTACCACAGTTGATAAATGTAAATTCAGAACACCTGTATTCCCAGGTGACACAATTAAATATAGTGCAAAATTGCTTAAAAAGAAAGCAAATCATGTCATATACGAATGTACTGTAACAAAAAACACAATAAAATGTGCATCAGCCACCATAGGCCTTACCGCAAAGCAACTTTAAACCCAAAAACCACCATTTGATGTTCAAAATTAGCCGTTGACATTAGATTTTTTATATGTTACTATAACTACAAATTATCACGGAGACAAAAATGAGCATGGAATGGATAGCAGTTTTTTTAATATTTGTTGTGATCAATACAATATGGTCTTACAAAGCAGGACGTAAAGAAGGTCAGTTCTTAGGAATGGTAGATTTAGCCATTTTTTTACAGGACAAGTCTTTACTAAAAGATAAAAACAACATTATAGGATATGATTCTCTACCGAATATGGTAAAGATGCTATTGGAAAAACCAAGGCAAACTAAAGAAGAAGCACAGTAAATGGCTAAAAGGAAACGTAGCAAGAATATATATTTGATGCCAGAGCCTCAATGGCTAGACATCAACCTCCTCAAAACCGACGAAGAGAAGTTAAAGCTCTACAGAAACTTTGAATATTTTGTGCATTACGAGATTCCTGATAAAAAAGCAGATGCTACTGTTCACACTTGGCTTGAAAAAGAAAGTGGACTTGACAAAGACTTAGTTAAAAAGTTAAAAAAGGTACCTGACGTATGGTTTAGAAGTTTTGCCAAGCACACTTTTATCTGGCACAAGACCCAAGGGTATATGGACCCTAAAGTAAAAGAGCATTTACTTAAAAAAATTCCGCAGTTAGAAAGTAAAGCAGAAGAAATTGAGGAAATTAAAGAAGCCAAGAAGGCAGATACTAAACCAAAAGTAAGCATACAGCAACGTATGAAAGAACAAGTCGAAGGTCTTTGTGGAGACTGGGAATTTTTACTTGATACCTTCATCCATGAGAATGGTTTTGACCTTAAGAAGTTTGATCCGTACAACGATATGAGAGCATACGAAGGTGGCATAGTCAAACCCAACCATGCAAAAATTATTAAGGAAGAGTTTGCACCTAATTATGAAGAAGCATTAGAAAGCCTTAACGGTGATTGTGAGCAACTCAACGAAGCATATAGTTTCATGGATAAGAAAATGAAAAAGGACTATGTTGCATTTTTTGAAAAAATAAATCAAGCATGTGATACACTTATTGACACAGGTAAAGCACAACGTAAGCCACGTAAACCAAAAGCAGTAAGTAAAGAAAAACTTGTTTCTAAACTAAAGTATCAATTAAATTGTCCTGAACTAGGTATTGCAAGTATCAATCCTACTGAGATTATTGATGCTACTGAAGTTTGGGTATATAATACTAAAACTAGAAAATTAGGCATGTACAAAGTTGAAGGCCTACAAGCAGGCATGTCAGTAAAAGGTACTACTATACAGCACTTTGAAATATCAACAAGTATACAAAAAACATTGCGTAAGCCAGCCGAACAACTCAAACTGTTCAAAGGTACAGCAAAAACAAAATATCAAAAAGCATTTAAAGACATCAATGCAGTTGAAATCAAATTAAACGGAAGATTAAACGACACTACTATCATACTTAAAGCCTTTTAAAGTCAAAGAGTGATAAATAGTAGTATGGCAACAAGAATAGATCAGGTAGGTTATAATAGCAGAAACGAAATAATTGACGAAATTTCGTTACGTCTTGCAGACGGAATGGTTGATGTTGAACTAGACAGAGACCATTATGATATTGCTATAAATAAATCTATACAAAAATATCGTCAGTTAAGTTCAGGTTCCGTTGAAGAAGCAGTTATTTTTATTCAAACACAACCTGCTGTTACAAAATATACTTTACCAGATGAAGTTATAGATGTAAAACGTTTATACAGAAGAGGTATTGGTACAAACAGTGGCGGTGGAACCAACTTTGATCCGTTTGATGTTGCATTCAATAATATGTACATGCTACAGGCAGGACAAGTAGGTGGTTTAGCAGTATTTGATGCATTTGCACAATACAAAGAAACTATAGGTCGTGTATTTGGTAGTGAATATAACTTTACATTCAATAGAAATTCAAAAGAACTTACAATACTTCGTAATGTCAATCATGGTGAAGATATTGCTGTAGGAGTTTTTAACTTTATACCCGAAAGTGTGCTTATAAAAGATGTATATGCCGCTGAATGGCTTAGTGCTTATGCATTAGCACAATCTAAACTTATGCTAGGTGAAGCAAGAAGTAAGTTTGGTAGTGGCTTACCAGGTCCAGGTGGAGCAGTTACTCTTAACGGCGATGCTCTTAAGGCAGAAGCACTCAACGAAATCGAACAATTAGTTACAGGCATCCATAATATGGAAGAAGGTAATTCACCGTTAGGCTTTGTAATGGGCTAATGAATTTTTATAAAATACCTGAAACTATACCTCTACAAGATCCAATAGATCTTTCCAAAGAACTCTTTAGTAGAAGTTGGGATAATTTTGACGGCGACATTGACCAATTTAATGGTGACCCAAAAAATAATTTTACAATGTATGCTCACAATGGTGGGTTGATACATGTTTGGAAATCTGGTGTTACTAAAAAATTAGTAAGAGAATTTACCAAAGCACTCAAATTACCCGTATACCAATTTGGCATAGTGTATACTCCTGCTAATGGTACTTACACATGGCACAGTGAACATAGTGAACATGTAGATACTGCACCAGAAGAATTCCAAGACATTGTTTTAGTACGTGGACAACTTAGACGTAATGTTGCAATAAATTTTAAATTACTAGATTATGATTTGTCTAAAAGCAAAATTATGTGGGCAAAGACAGACCCAAGAGTAACAGATATTTTAAAAAGACATTACCCTAAAGTAAGTGGTGTGGGTAATACTCATGATTTACTTGCTAACACTTACGATACTAAAGAAGGTATTAAAATAAGATTAAGTCACAGTTACATTGATGATGAATCTTTAATAGAAGTTGAAGATGAGTTGTATGATATGGAAAAGCCTACATTAGTAAATACTGCCAAGTTTCACAAAATAGATAATACAAAATGTCCACATGATAGAATGATGGCTTCTGTGTGTTTGCACCCAGAACATAGATTTGCATATATTCAAAAATTATTACAGTACAACACACAATAGAAATAAGTAAATTGACATGTACAAATAAATAATGTACAATACATAAAGATAAACTAAGATAGACACATGATTATAGGTTTAACAGGATTCATAGGCTCGGGCAAAGACACAGTTGCAAACATGCTCTGTGAGTTAGGAGCCACACAAGAAAGTTTTGCATCTCCAGTAAAAGATGTTTGTGCAAGTGTATTTGGTTGGGATAGAGAATTACTAGAAGGCGATACAATAGAGAGCAGAGATTTTAGAGAAACGCCTGATATGTTTTGGACCCGTAAACTTGGTATAGATAACTTTACACCTCGCCTAGCATTACAACTTATAGGCACAGATATCATGCGTAATCATTTTAATTCAGATATTTGGATCAGCAGTTTAGAATATAGATTAAGAAAAAACAGTAATAATATCATAGTTGTTAGCGATGCTAGATTTCAAAATGAATTAAACTTAATAAAAAGTATGGGCGGTAAAGTGCTAACAGTAGTTAGAGATGAATTACCAGAATGGCATGACATTGCAGTAAAGGCCAACAAAGGTAGTGTACCAGCAAGGCACACAATGAACACTCGTTATAAGTCTGTACATGCTAGTGAATGGAGTTGGGTAGGTTTTGATTTTGATCAAGTGTTAGACAATACTGGTTCACTAGAAGATTTAGAAAAACAAGTGCATTCCTTCCATAGTTCATTAGTGGATAAAGAACTCAAAATAGTTTAAAATTTCCGTATTTATCAAAAAAGATAAAAAGTAGAAGTCTACTTTTCTAATAATACCTTTTATAGCATTTTTTGATAAATAGATATACAGAATTATTAGAAATAGTTCATATCAAGGAGAAAAGACTATGGTAAATTTAGTATCACCTGGCGTAAGCATTAGTGTAAGCGATGAATCGTTTTATGCGTCAGCCGGTACCGGCACAGTTCCTTTGATCGTTATTGCAACGGCTCAAGATAAAACTGCACCAGACGGTACAGGTACTGCATCAAATACAACTAAAGCACAAGCAGGTAAATTAAAACTTATAACTAGTCAACGTGAATTACTCCAAACATTTGGTAACCCATTATTTTATAGCAGTGGCAGTAACCAATTAAATGGATATGATCTCAACGAATACGGCTTACTAGCGGCCCACAGTTTCTTAGGTTTGGCAAACAGAGCATACGTTCTTAGAGCGGATGTTGACTTAGGTCAATTATCAGCATCTAGCACAGCACCTACTGGAACAATAGCAGACGGATCTTACTGGTTTGATACAGCAAGTTCTTTGTTTGGTCTCAGAGAATGGGATGGTAGCAAATGGGTGAAGAAAGACGTAAGTGTTGTAGATTCAAACAACGTTGACAGTGGTACAGGCGGACCTAAGAGAGCATTTGGCTTAAACGGCGATTATGCTGTTGTGGCTAATACGGCTACAGGTACTGCATCAGATGTAAAGTACTACGAAAAATACAGTGACAACTGGTATCAAGTTGGTTCAACAAGTTGGGCATCTACTACAAGTAGTGATTTCCAATTCGGTAACCACCTTGCTGTACCAAGTGTACAATCAGACGGCGTTAGCTCATTAAGTAGCGGCGACGTATTTATTCAAACAAGCACACCTAACCAGGGTGTTAGTTTAAGTGTTAAACTTTATAGTTCTAGCACAAAAGCATTTAGTTCAGTAAGTGCTCCATTATATGCAAACACAAATGCGGCTTATAACACAATAGGCTTAGCAAATGTTTCAGTTGGAAACTTAATTGCTGAATTCGAAAATGCAGACAACGATGGTGAATTTGTATTAAAAAGACACAATGGTAACAGCACAGTTGTTGCTACTGGTTCTTCATTAGCATCTACAATTGATGCTTCTGGTAATGCAAACGTACAAGTTGTTTATAACGGTACTACAGTAAACGTAGCCATCAGTGCTACAATTAGTGGTAACGCCAGTGCCGCAACTGCAGAAGATATTGTTTTTGATATCAACAGTGGTTTAGCAGGCGCAAGTATATCAGAACTAAGTGCATCTTTAGGTACTAACGATAATGTTGTTTTAACATCTTCAGTTGGTAGAGATATCGAAATTAAAAGTCTACACGCAGACTTTGGACCAAGTACAATAGGATTTGGTACTGGACTTGCAAGTGTAGACAAAGTATATTCAAACTTTGAAGCATTAAGTTATGAAGCAAGTAAAACTCAAATCACAGGCGTATTAGCAGAAGGCACATACTGGTATGATAGTTCAGTTGTTAAAACTAACGTTGACATACTAGAAAACGATGCAAGTGCTGGTTGGCAGACTTTTAGTAAAGACTTCCAAGTTGCTAGTTCGGCTCCAAGCACACAATCAGATTCAACTGCATTAGTGGCTGGTGATTTATGGTTAGATTCAGACGATACTGAAAACTATCCTGCACTTTATAAGTGGAGTGGTAGTGCTTGGGCAAGTGTTGATAACAAAGACCAAGTAACAGCAGACGGTGTAATTTTTGCAGACTTTAGACAGTCAAGTTCATCTAGTTTAGATGCTGACGCACCTGCAAATACAAGTTACCCACAAGGTATTATTGGATTTAACAAACGTGCTAGTGCTGGTAACGTTAAAGAGTGGAAAATCAATTACACTCCAAGCGGAACTAACATTGGTAACGTCTGGGTAGACGCAAGTATGAACAAGAATGATGGTAGCATGTATGGTTTAAGAAAAGCCACACACAATTTAGTTAAATCTAAAATGCAAGGTGCCATTACTGCAAATGATGACATTAGAGCTGAAACAAACTCATTTAACATCATTGCCGCTCCTGGTTTCCCAGAAATGTTAGACGAGATGATAGCATTGTCCGCCGACAGAAGAAACACCGCTTTTGTAGTTGGTGATACTCCATTTAGACTTAAAGCAGATGCAACAAGTTTAACTAATTGGGCTACAAACGCCAACAATGCTAGTGAAAACGGTGAAGATGGACTTGTATCAAGTTCACCTTACGCGGCAGTTTATTATCCAAGTGGACAGTCAACTAACTTAGACGGAACTAACGTAGTTGTTCCTTCTTCACACATTGCATTAAGAACACTTGCATTTAATGACCAAGTGGCATTCCCATGGTTTGCACCAGCAGGATTCCAAAGAGGTTTAGTAAGTAATGCAACAGCAGTTGGTTATGTTGATCCAACTTCAGGTGAATTTACACCAGTAACATTAAACGAAGGTCAAAGAGATACATTGTATCAAAACAAAGTCAATCCGATTGCTCAATTCCCAGGAAGAGGGTTATCAGTATTTGGACAGAAAACTTTGAACCCAAGTGCTTCTGCATTAGACAGAATCAATGTTGCTAGATTGGTTACATACCTAAGAGAAAGACTTGACGATATGGTTAAGCCATTCATCTTTGAACCAAACGATGAAGTTACTAGAGCAAATGCTAAGTCCACAGTCGATGGATTCTTAGAGCAGTTGATTATTCAAAGAGGTTTATTTGACTACATCACAGTATGTGATGGCACAAATAATACTCCTGCTAGAATCGATAGAAACGAATTATACATTGACATTGCTATACAGCCTGTCAAAGCAGTAGAGTTCATTTATATTCCGATTAGAATTCAAAACACTTTGGGTCAAACAGCAGAGTAATATAACTCACAACTATAAAAAGGCGTCTTTTAGGCGCCTTTTTTTTATCTGATTAAAGTATCTTTTAATTATTTGCCAGACTTTTTGATAAATAAGTATAACGATAAGTCATGAATAACATGTGACTTACGGGTAATTAGGAGAAATTACATGGCAAGCGAAAACACTATTAAAACTAAGAGTAAATTTGGTGTTCCAGTCACAGGTAACGAAGCCGGCATTTTAATGCCTAAACTGAAATTCAGATTTAGGGTATCATTATTAGACGGATTCGGTGGTCTTACTGAAACTAAAAAGTTCACTCAGAACGTTATGAATGTTACTCGTCCTAAAATCAATTATGAAGAAGTAGTAATTGATAGTTATAACTCTAAAGTATATGTTCAAGGTAAACATGCTTGGGATCCAATCACAGTAGTAATCAGGGATGATATTACTAATAGTGTCTCAAGAATTGTTGGTGCTCAAAACCAGAGACAGTTAAACCATTTCGAACAAACATCACCAGTTGCTGGAACAGACTATAAATTCAATATGCAAATTGAAATCTTAGATGGTCAAAGTTCAGCCGCTACAGAAGTTTGGGAATTAGAAGGTTGTTTCTTAACTAACGTAGACTATAGTGATACTGACTATGCCACCAACGAACCAGTAACTGTTTCAATGACAGTTAGATATGATAATGCTATTCACCTTAAAGGTACAAGTAGTATTGTTACTTCACTTGAAGACGGTAACCCATTCGGTGACGCAACCGGACAAAATCCAGGCGCAAGTAATTCAGTTGGTGCTTAATTAGTTTTTATGACAGAGTAAACATTAAAGGGAAGAATAAATTATGCCGACATTTTTAGACAGACTTATAAATTCAGGTATGTATAATGGTGCGGCGGACAGTACTTTAAGTCAAGCAGAAAGAGATGGATTAGTTCCAGATCAATATTACTTGGCTAATTATAAAAATGCTGATAGATTTAAACCCAGGAATACTCCCGTACGTCAAAAATTCAATGGATATGTCAACTTTACCTTTAACAGTGAAGTTGACATAGCCGAAGACTTTAACTCCAGTGCAGAATTTAGAAATACTTTAAGCAGTTTAGTTAAAGCCGCGGATTTTCCATCTGCAGAATTTAGCACAGACGTAAAAAATCAGTATAACAGGAAAAGAATCACAGTAAACGGAGTACAGTTTAAGCCAATTACTATTACAGCCTATGACACAGTGGATTCACTGTGGGTAATAATGTTGATGAAAATGTATGCACATTTATTTCAAGACCCTTTAAACAAATACAAA